GCGTACATCCCTGTCATCCGCGTGATCGGTAACGAATGGTCGATTGAAGGCCAGCTTGAGATTTCAGGATTGGTTAGGAACGCCAAAGACGCCCAGCGGATGTACAACTACTGGGTGAGCCAAGAAGCGGAGATGCTGGCGCTTGCGCCTAAAGCACCGTTTATTGGCTACGGCGGTCAGTTTGAGGGTTACGAAGAAAAGTGGAAGACTGCCAACACGCAGAACTACCCCTATCTTGAGGTCAACCCTGATGTGACCGACGGAGCGGGCAATATTTTGCCGTTGCCGCAGCGGGCGCAGCCTCCGATGGCCCAAACTGGCCTGATTCAGGCCAAAATGGGCGCTTCTGAGGACATCAAAGCGGCAACGGGGCAGTACAACGCCAGCCTTGGAATGACGTCAAATGAGCGGTCTGGAAGGGCTATTTTAGCCCGTCAGCGCGAGGGTGACGTCGGTACGTACCACTACGTCGACAACTTGGCGCGGGCTATCCGTCACGTCGGGCGGCAACTGGTCGATCTGATCCCCAAAATCTATGACACGCAGCGTATTGCGCGAGTGATCGGGGTGGATGGCGAGTCGAAAATGGTGCGGCTTGACCCGAACCAGCCAGAACCCGTGCGAAAGTTGGTAAACGAACAAGGCGTGGTGGTTGCGAAGATCTACAACCCTGGCGTTGGCAAGTACGACGTCAAGGTCACCACCGGCCCGAGCTACCTGACCAAGCGTCAGGAGTCGATGGACGCGATGAGCCAGATTCTGCAAGGCAATCCAAACTTGTGGGCGGCGGCTGGCGATCTGTTTGTCAAGAACATGGATTGGCCAGGCGCTCAAGAGATGGCGCAGCGCTTGAAGAAGATGATCGATCCGAAGCTGCTGCAAGAAGACGACGATCCTGCGCTGCAAGCGGCCAATCAGCAGATCCAAGCGATGCAAGCGCAGATGGAGCAGATGTACAACATGCTCCAGAACGTCGGCAAGTCGATGGAAGCGCAGAAATTGCGCATTGACGAGTACAATGCGGAAACCAAGCGTATTCAAGCCGTACAAGCGGGCATGACGCCTGATCAAGTGCAGGATGTTGTCATGCAGACGTTGAAAGATGTCATGACGGCTGGCGACATGGTGGTTGCTCAACAAATGGGTATGACACAATGAGCTGCGCAGACTTTATCGGCACCTTGTTCCTAGCGCGAGATGTAACGCACAGCGTACATTTAAATACGAGGTCGTACGCCAAGCACGTTGCGCTAAACGAGTTCTACGACGGTATTGTCGACCTTGCCGACAAGTTTGCCGAAGCGTACCAAGGCCGGCATGGGCTGATCGGGCCAATTACGTTGATGTCAGCCAAGAAGACGACAGACGTCATTGAGTTTCTCAAAGACTCGCTTGCGGACATCGAAGAGATGCGGTACAAGGTGTGTGAGAAGGACGACACGCCGCTCCAAAACATCATTGACGAGATCGTAGGGCAGTACCTATCGACCTTGTACAAGCTCAAATTCCTTGCGTAAGGACAAGTTATGGAACTGCTAAATCCTCTTGCTGATGCCAACTACCCCGCCTATACGGCGTCTTACACGGGCACAGCGGGGTCAACGACCGCCTGGCCGTCAGGCCCGCAAGGCGTGGTGATCTGGTCGACAACCGCTGCGTACGTGACCGTAGGCGAGGGTGTGACGGCTACCACCAGCTCGACGCCCATTCCAGCCAACACGCCAATTCCGTTCATCGTGCCGCAAGGCACGGGTGCTCCGTGGCGGGTCAGTGCGATCCAGATTGGCAGCGCTGGCACAGTCTACGCTAAACCCATCAACATCCGATGAGCTTTGGCATACCCGTCCGTAATGGCCTGAGCCTGGGGCTTGGGACCGTCGCTACGTTGGCGACGGACTTTGCGTCGCCCAACCCAGGCCCGCCGTGGACGGTATTGACCAGTGATGGCACGGCGTATGTAGTGGATGAAGTTGTGCTGGCAAGCAATGGCACAGCGTATTACGTCGTCGAAACTGTGCTGACCAGCAATGGGACAGCGTACAACCCGATTTGAGGTAAATCATGGCTGTTTACGAAGCGCTTTTGCTCAATACAGTTGTCCCGCAGATCCAAGCCGCACAAGCAGGCGACAGCTATGTCATGGTGGTGAACGCCACCACTCCAGCACTCAGGATCACGCAGACGGGTACTGGCAACGCGCTAGAGGTGGAGGATAGTGCAAACCCGGATAGCAGCCCGTTTGTGGTGGATGCAAGCGGGAATGTTGGGATTGGGGCGAATGCGCCTGTCAATGGGTTAAGCGTATTTACATATGGCACGCAGTGGACTGGTCATACGGCAAATACTTACCCACAGCCGGCGGGAAATATTTTTTTCCAGACCCAGGGCGTAGCAAACTCGAACAACTGGTTTGGAATGACCGGCAATTATGGCTCCACAACCGGCTCTGCTAATTTGTTGCTACAAGCCAATTTAAATAACTTTAATCAACAAGCCGGCAACTATATTGCGTCAGAAGCACAATCTGCGACTTCAGCAGATTTGACTTTCGGCAAGATGATTGGTGGCGCGTCTACCGGAGCAAATGCAACCAAGTCAGAAATGATGAGGCTGGATGCTAGTGGGAATTTGGCAATAGGAACACCTACGCCTAATTCTTATGGAAGCACTACAACCTTCACCATTAACGGCACGACTTATTCTGAACTTGATTTTGAGGTGGGTGGCACCCTACAGGCATACATTTCTGGAGTGTCTGGCGGGTTGGAAATAAGCGCAGATGGCTCGCGTTTTATTTCACTCCGAACCGACAACACCGAACGCGCCCGTATCACCAGCGGTGGGTACTTTAAGGCGAGTAATAGCGGTAGTTATATCGACCCAGCGACATTTCATGAGTTTACACAAACAGCAAATTCCGAAGCCCTGCAAGTAAGAGCAACAAATGCGAGCTATACAAATAACGTATTCCAAGCAAGGGCATCACGCAACACTACAGACAATAGTTTTTATTATATTTCTTGCTTCAACGACGGGGCTAGCAACTATCGGATGCGGGTAGCCGATTCTGGTGATGTTACAAATGTCAATAACTCCTATGGCGCTATCTCCGATCAGAAGATGAAAACGGACATTGTGGACGCAGGTTCACAATGGTCAGACATCAAGGCATTGCGTTTCCGCAAGTTCAAGATGAAAGATGACCCGTCTGGTCTTGTCCAGTTGGGCGTGGTGGCGCAGGAAGTCGAGCTTACCTCTCCGGGTCTGGTGGATGAACATCAAGACCGCGACGCAGAAGGCAACGACCTTGGCACGACCACGAAGTCAGTCAAGACTTCTGTGCTGCTGATGAAAGCCGCTGTCGCCCTGCAAGAAGCAATGGCCCGTATTGAAACGCTTGAAGCCAAGATTGCCGCTCTGGAGGCTAAATAATGAACTGGAACATCTCCCGTCTTGACTGCAAAGTATCCGAAGGCGATCTGTCGGACGTTTGCATCGTCGCCCACTGGCAGTGCTCGGACACGGTAGACGGCTACTCAGCCTCCGTCTACGCCACCTGCTCGCTGCCTTCACCTGATCCGACCAACTTTACGCCCTACGCCAGCCTGACCCAAGAGCAAGTGCTCGGCTGGATCTGGGCGAATGGGGTTGACAAGGACGCCACTGAAGCGGCAGTCTTGCAACAGATTGAAAACCAAAAGAATCCGCCCGTGGTAGCGCCACCGCTGCCGTGGGCTGCGTAAAGTTTCAAACCGTACTGGTGCGGTCCACCAGGCACTCGCCAGAGTAATCATGGAAGAAAACACTGAAGTTGTAGCGGAACCAACCGCGCCGGAACAGGTAGCGACGCCAGCACCTGAACCCGTAGAAGCACCGGCGGTCAAGACGTTCACTCAAGAAGAAGTGGACTCGATGATTGGCAAGCGTCTCGCAAGAGAGCGTAGGTCTTGGGAACGTGAGCGTCCGAAGGCGCCAGCAGCGCCCGCAGAACCTGTGTCGCAGGATAAGTTTGAGTCGGTCGAAGCGTACGCCGAAGCACTGGCCGCGCAGAAAGCCGAACAGCTTCTCCAGCAACGGGAACTGGAGCGCCAGCAAGCAGCAGTGGTTGAGTCGTACCACGAGAAAGAAGAGCAGGCGAGGGAAAAGTATGACGACTTTGAACAAGTCGCCTACAACCCGAGTTTGAAAATCTCGACCGTGATGGCTCAAACAATTCAGGCGTCAGAGATCGGCCCCGACATAGCATATTTTCTCGGGTCCAATCCAAAAGAAGCTGATCGTATCTCGCGTCTATCGCCGTTCTTGCAGGCCAAAGAGATTGGGAAGATTGAGGCCAAAGTGGCCGCCAGTCCGCCCACCAAAAAACCATCCAGCGCTCCGGCGCCTATTCAGCCTGTTGCAGCACGCGCCTCCGGCGCACCGGCTTACGACACCACCGACCCGCGCTCAATCAAAGCAATGAGCACGAGCGACTGGATTGCAGCCGAGCGGCAACGACAGATCAAGGCGTGGGAAGCGAAACACGGACGTTAATCATGCCGGTAGTTAATACGACCGGCTAATTATCTAAAGGAAGTAACATGGCCAACAGTATCTTGACGATCGATATGATCACAAGGAAATGTCTCGAAATCTTGGAGAACTCCTTGGTGATCACCCGTACCGTAAACCGTCAGTAAACGAAAGTCTAGCTGACATTAAACCCCGTTAATTGCTGGAAACCCCTTAGAGCACCATGCACCACAGCGTAGTTGGAAACGGCAAGCGCGATGGTTTGAAAAGCGCGGTGATTGGGCAATCAGCAGCCAAGCATCTTATCATTAACTGTGATATGATGAAGGTTCAACGACTAGCCGAAAGGCGTAGCGCTCAAGCGAGCGCGAAATGCGGGGCGGACGTGAAAAAACCAATCGAAGATCGCTTTTTTGCAAAAGTGGCAGTCCGAAATAACGGGTGCCACGAGTGGACAGGATGTTTGATGCCTAACGGGTACGGTCAGTTTCATAAGGACGGCAAGACTGCTTACGCGCATCGCGTAGCGTTTGAGCTGGCGTATGGAGCGACTACGCAGCATGTTCTGCATGCGTGTGACAACCGTAAGTGCGTCAACCCAAAACACCTGTTCAGCGGGACGTTTGAGGACAACATGGCAGACATGGTGGCTAAAGGTCGCCAAGCCGCAGGCGACCGTAACGGTCGCCGCAAGTTGTCGTCTGAGCAAGTCCTTGCAATTCGATCTGAAGTTGGCACCCATGATGTAATTGCTGCGAAGTACAACGTCACCCGTGGTTTGGTGTCGATGATCCGCAGCGGGCGCATCTGGAAAAGCGTCTGAAGATATAGTCTGATCCTTGGTGAAAGCCAAGGCCGCGAAAGCGGGGCATTGCAGTAGCGAGCAGTGCCGAACACAATGATGACGATTCGTTTGCTGTTGAAGGCGCAAAAATCGGCTCCACGCTGCGTATCCGTCTGCCGGACCGCGCTCTGGTGACCGACGGTGCTGCGCTGCAAGTGCAAGACGACAACGAGCAGTTCACCACTCTGACTGTTTCGAGCCAGAAGCACATCGGCGTGAACTTCACGACCGCTGAGCTGACCATGCAGCTCGATGACTTCGCAGAGCGTGTGCTGAAGCCTCGGGTTAGTCAGCTTGCTTCCAGCATCGACGCTGACGTTGCCAACAGCTTCAAGAGCATCTACCAGTCGGTCGGTACCCCTGGCACCACGCCCGGAACCAGCCTGGTGCTGCTGCAAGGCCAACAGAAGCTGAACGAAGCCGCTGCGGTCATGGCTCCCCGCTATGCCACCGTCAACCCGGCTGCAAACGCTGGCCTCGTCGAAGGCATGAAGGGTCTGTTCAACCCCACCAACACCATCAGCCGTCAGTTCAAAAATGGCCTGATGGGCGAGGGTGTGCTGGGCTTTGAAGAAGTCAGCATGTCGCAGTCGATCAAGCAGCACACCACCGGCACCCGCACGGGTTCGCACACGGTGACCAGCGCTGTGACGGCTCAAGGCTCAACCACGATCCTGATCACGGGCACTGGCTCGCAGACGATCAAGCAAGGTGACGTGTTCACCGTTGCCAACGTCTACGCTGTTAACCCGCAGACCCGTGAGTCGACCGGCAGCCTGCAACAGTTCGTGGCCACTGCGGACGCAACCGCCACCGGCGGCGCGTACACCGTCAGCGTCAGCCCCGCGATGTACACCTCCGGCCATGCGCTTGCGACGATCGATGCGTTCCCGCAAGCCAGCGCTGTGGTGACCTTCTTGGGCAGCGCCAGCACTCAGTACCCGCAAAACCTGATCTATCACAAAGATGCGATCACGTTTGCGACCGCTGACCTGCTGATGCCGCAAGGCGTGGACATGGCCTCGCGCCAGGTGCATAACGGCATCTCGATGCGTATCGTACGGCAATACGACATCAATAATGATAGACTGCCATGTCGCATCGATGTATTATATGGCTTTTCTGTTATCCGGCCGCAAATGGGCGTTCGTCTCTGGGGCTAACGTCTAAACGCTTGACAGTACGGGACTAATGGGGATATACTGGCCTCCCTAACCAAGAGGCTAGTATGGACCCAAAAATCTGCTGTATTAAGGAATGCGAGAACATTGTGTTGGCTTTAGGACTTTGCGACAAACACTGGAAGCGCAACCGTAAGTTTGGTTCGCCGATAGCTGTCGCTCAGCATTCAGGACAGTTTCGCGGCCTGTCGGCTGAAACGCGGTTCTTTATGCAGATCAAAAAGACCGACACGTGCTGGGAGTGGATCGGCGCACGGGACACGCATGGCTACGGAGTGTTTAAAGGTGAAGTAGGCGGCATGCTTTTTAAACGAGCACACCGTTTTTCGCTTGCGTTTCATACCGGCGATTTGCTGGTCGGGACGCAAGCGCTTCACTCTTGCGACAACCCTTGCTGTGTTAATCCCGCGCACCTCCGCGCTGGCACTTGCGCTGAAAACATGGCGGAAAAAATTGCTAAAGGGCGCGCCCGAGCGCCTCAAGGCACCCGCAATCGGGCTGCTATCCTTACGGATGAGCAGGCCGCAGCCATTCTCGCAGACCCACGTCCTTATGCTGCTATCGCCGCAGACTACGGTGTCGCCGCCGCTACCATCGGCAGCTTGAAGCAACGACATTCTTGGCGTCACATTGCCGGGGAAGTTGTGCGTCACAAGCGCGTTGGAAAGCAGGGTGAAACTTGTTATGCTGCGAAGCTAACGGCAGAAGATGTGCTGGCGATTCGGGCTAGTTCCGAACCTGGGAAAGATTTAGCGTTGAAATACGGCGTATCCCGGCAGTCCATTACGGACATTCGGAAACGCCGGTCTTGGTCACATATTTGAAAGGATTGAATCATGGCTCTTCCTAATGGTGCAGGTGGCTATCAAGTCGGTGACGGCAATCTCGACGAAGCCGTCATGGGCGTACAAACCATCCCCGCGACGCTGACGGGCGACACGACTCTGACCGGCGCTCAAATGGCGATCGGTCTGGTTGTTTGCCAAAAGGCTAGCGATGCGACGCTGACGGTTACGCTTGCGACCGCAGCGCAGCTTGACGCCGCGATCCCGAGTGCTAAAGTTGGCTCGTCGTTTGAACTGACGATCACCAACAATAACAACACGGGTTCGTCGTCGACTGTTCCTGTCACTGCCGGGACTGGCATCACCGTCTACGGTTCGGTCACGGTTCCGCGTTTTGGCGCGCATACCTACCGACTGGTCAAGACTGGTGATGCTGCTTGGTCTGCGTTCCTGAAGTAATAACCGGAGTCGCTAATGGCTAACAACAAGCCTGTAGGTGTTGCGTACTCTGACCCTGCGCTCACAGCGTTCTATCTCAACGCTCCGGTCAGTAAGACCGCCAGCTTTACGCTGGGCGATGAAGAGAACTATGTGGTCGCCGAGGGCTCTGCGGCAAACGTCTCCGTGACGTTGCCGTCTGGGGCTGCTTACATCGGTCGGACCGTGACTATCAAAAACCTGTCTGCAACCTATACGGTGATCTCGGCGTCGACGAACGTCAGGCCAGTCAACTCAGCTACCCTCGGCACGGCGATCCTCGCCGCGACCGCAGGTAAGTGGGCGACGCTGGTTTGCGAAGACGGCACCAACTGGGTCATCATGGCTGCTGGCTAACCTGGCGGGGGCTTCGGCCCCCGACTTTTATGCCCATCATTTATCTGCGTCACCCGCGCCACGGCGAGAAGGTTGCCATCTCTGATCTGGAAGCGGAGTATGATGAACAAAACGGCTGGTCGCGCTATACTCCCGGTGAGTCACAGCCCGAGCCAGTGAACGAACTGCGCCCGCGTCGTCGCCGGGAGGCCAAGGATGCAGAGTTACTATGACGTCGTAACGGATTCCGGCAACCGCCCGATTGCGGGTGCGCAGGTATTCGTCTACAACTACGACGGCACGCTTGCTACGCTGTACGGCGATCAAGCTCTGCTCTCAACGACGGTTCTGGCAAGCAACGGCACGCCCTACATCGTCAACCAAGATCTTCTCAGCCCGCAGGCCAATCCGATTGTCACGGGCGCTGACGGCAAGTTTTTGTTCTTTGCGGCCAACGGTGTGTACAGCGTTGTCATCACGGCAGACAACTACGACACCCGCACGCTGGTCGCCACGCTGAACGACCCGACGCCCCCTGCGCCGTCGGTCAGCCCTTACGTCACGTTTGCGTTGTCGTCCTCATCGCCCAACGCTACGGTCAACGTATCATCGATGACGCCCTCGACGGCAACCGCAAACTCAGACTTGGCGCTGGTGCCTAAAGGCAATGGTGCGCTGCTTGCGCAAGTGCCGACCGGCACAACCGCTGGCGGCAACAAACGCGGAACGTATGCCGTTGACTGGCAGACCATTCGCACTGGTGCTACACAGGTGGCGAGTGGATCGCTTGCTGTAATCGGTGGTGGATACGCAAATATTTCGTCTGGGACAAACAGCACAGTCTCGGGTGGGAGTCAGTGCCAAGCGACACAGACTGGCGCGACAGTTGGCGGCGGCGGCGGCAATATTGCAAGCAGTTTTTATTCGGCAGTAGCCGGTGGCGCTGACAACACCGCCAGCGCGACGCACTCAACTATCGCCGGCGGCCGGCTGAATGTAGCCAGCGGCGACTATTCTGCAATTGGGGGCGGCCGAGAGCATATTGCAAACAGCGCGTTTTCAACGGTTTCAGGCGGCGCTTACGGGTCAACCCGAGGCGTAATTGGCTATCATGCCTTTCCAGCCTGTAACGGCCCTATCGTGCCAGTTCCAGGCGGTCTTTCGCAAGCCGGTTTGCTGGTGCTTGGTGCCGAGACAACGGACGCAACGCCGACTGTTATCCGCAGTAATACATCCGCCGCAAGCACGACCAACCAGCTCATCCTGCCAAACAATAGCGCCTATTATTTTAAAGGCTCCGTGATTGCCAACGTAACCGGCGCAGGCGATACAAAATCATGGACGTTTGATGGGCAGATCAAACGCGGCGCTAACGCTGCGGCTACGACCCTGACAGGCTCGACGGTGAGCAGCCCGTATGCTGATGCTGGTGCGTCTACTTGGGCGGCGGCGTTGACTGCCGACACGACAAACGGCGGCCTCGCAGTTACCGTAACGGGCCAAGCTGGAACCACTATTCGGTGGGTGTGCAAACTAGAAACCACTGAGGTAACGTACTAACATGACTGTACTCACGCTTAGCGGTAACGAGGCTACAGCAGGCGACCTGATCAACGGTGCGTTGCGGCTGCTGGGCGTGCTGGCGGAGGCCGAAACACCTTCGGCAGCCATGTCGGCAGACGCGCTGATTGCCATGAACGAGATGATCGAGTCATGGAACACCGAGCGGCTTGCGGTGTTCTCAACGCAGGATCAGGTCTTTAGCTGGCCCGCCACGGCAATCAGCCGCACGCTCGGGCCGACAGGCGACTTTGTGGGCAACCGCCCAATTATGATTGACGACTCGACCTACTTCAAAGACCCGACCACCGGCGTCTCGTACGGTCTGAAGCTCATCAACCAGCAGCAGTACAACGGGATTGCGTTGAAGACGGTGCGCAGCACCTATCCGCAGGTCATGTGGACCAACATGACGTTCCCCAACGTCGAGATGTACATCTACCCAGTGCCCACGCGGGTGCTGGAGTTTCACATTGTGTCGGTGCAAGAGCTGACGCAACCTGCCGCGCTCAGCACCCCGATTCTGTTCCCGCCAGGCTACTTCCGCTGCTTTCGGTACAATTTGGCGTGCGAGATCGCCCCTGAGTACGGCGTCGAGCCGTCGCGGCAAGTGCAGCGGATTGCGATGACGTCCAAGCGCAACCTGAAGCGCATCAACAATCCTGACGACCTGATGTCGATCCCGTACAGCATCGTTGGGACGCGCCAGCGCTACAATATCTACGCTGGCAATTTCTAATGAAATCGCCCATCCTCGGCGCCGCTTATGTCGCCCGCAGCATCAACGCTGCGGACAACCGGCTGGTCAACATGTATCCGGAGTCCACTCCGGACGGCGGCAAGACGGCGGCGTACTTTCAGCGGGTGCCGGGAATCTCAGGCATTTTTCCGCTAGGTGGCACCGGCAGCGTTCGCGGCATGTGGGTTGTGAAAGGCGTGCTGTACGCGGTCGTTGGCACGCGGTTCATATCGCTAACAGGCATTGGCACAAGTATCGTCACGCCCACTACTATCAGCTCCAGCATCTCTGGCACCGGGCCTGTCAGCATGGTGGACAACGGCATACAGATCTTCATCGCCACCAACCCTGACGGCTACATTTACAACGTCAGCACAGGCGTGTTTGCGCAGATCACAGATCCTGACTTTCCAGGCGCTGTTACCGTGGGCTACGTCAACGGCTACTTTGTGTTCAACGAGCCGAACAGTCAGCGCGTGTGGGTGACAGAATTGTTTGACGGCACCAGCGTCGATCCGCTGTCGTTTGCGAGCGCCGAAGCCTCGCCCGACAACGTGGTGTCGCTGATTGTCGATCACAAAGAAATCTGGATCTTTGGCAACAACTCGACCGAGGTTTGGTACGACGCTGGCCAGCCAGACTACCCGCTTGCACCCATCCAAGGCGCGTTTCTTGAGACGGGGTGCGCTGCGCCATACTCGGTCGCCAAGATGGACAACAGCGTCTTTTGGCTGTCGGCCGACGCGCGTGGCTTTGGTATGGTCTACCGCGCCCGTGGCTACCAGCCGCAGCGCATATCGACGCACGCCATCGAATACGCTATCCAGACGTATTCGACGATCTCGGACGCGATTGCGTACACGTACCAGCAAGACGGTCACCTTTTCTACGTGCTGACGTTCCCCACTGCCAACGTCACGTGGGTTTACGATGCGGCCACCAACATGTGGCACCAGCGCGGCTACATCTCTAGCACTACCGGCGAGCTAAACCGTCACACGCCGACTTGCATGGCAACGCTTGGTACGCGCGTATACGTAGGGCATGACACTGAGCCTGAGATTGGCTACTACGATTTCTCGTACTTCAACAATGAGTTCACCAACGCACGCCGTCAGGTGTGGCTGCGGTCGTGGCGGGCGCTGCCGTCGGGCGAGAACACGCTAAAGCGCACAGCCCAGCACACCTTGCAACTTGACTGCGAAGCGGGCACGTCGATATTCGCTATCCCGGCTCAAGCGGCGCCTGGCGTGCAAGGCCCACCGTGGGAAGTGCTGACGTCAGATGGAACGATATACAACGTAACCAATCCATCTGTGCTGCGCAGCAACGGCACCGCATATCTGTTTCAAAACTCAGCCTTTGCGATTCAACGCTTGCCCGTTAGCTCCGGCGAAATGGTCGCTAGCCTTCGTTGGTCAGACGATGGCGGACACACGTGGTCTAACTTGCACGTTACGTCAATGGGCTTTGAGGGCCAGACCGGCAAGCGCGTTATTTGGCGTCGGCTGGGTATGACCGCAAAACTACGCGATCGCGTCTATGAGGTCAGCGGGTCTGGCTTTGGTAACGTCGCCATCATGGGCGCCGAGTTGCTGGCGAGCGGCACCAATGCCTAACATCACGCGCATCCCCGCGCAGCGTGTTCCGGTCATTGAAGGGCCGGACAACGTGATGCAGCGTGAGTGGTACCGCTTTTTCAACAACTCGTTCACGCTTTTGGGGCTGGGGCAGAATCAGTTCACGCTGGAAGACTTGCAGGTCGGGCCAGCGTCGCAGACACCCCATGTTCGGCAGCCCATCTATGGCGCGTTTCAAGACAACACAAACCAGCTTGACGGCTCTGCTACGTCAGTCTATCCGGTTCGTTACGACACGACGGACTATAGCAGCGGCGTGCGGGTGTCGTCAGATGCCGCAGTGTTCACAGGCACAATCGACGACGGCGCTGGTGCATCCGGTACCGTACTGACCGTGACGTCAGTAGCGTCGGGCACGATTACGCTGGGCATGGTGCTGACCGGCACCGGCGTCACTAACGGGCAGCACGTCACCGCGTACGGCACGGGGTCCGGGGGCGTCGGGACGTACACGGTCAGTGATGCGCAGTTGCTGACAAGCCGCACGTTCACGGGTACGCTGATTTCTAAGATGATTGTTGACAATCCTGGCGTGTACAACTTTCAGTTCAGCATCCAGTTTGCTAACACATCGGCTACTGAGTACGACATCGAGCTGTGGTTTCGCAAGAACGGCGTAGACGTCCCAAAGAGCAACAGCCGGTACACAATACCTTCTAAGCACGGCTCGTCAGACGGACACCTAATTGCAGCGTTAAACTATGTGATTGACATGGCCGCCAACGATTACATGGAGCTGATGTGGTGGTCGCAAAACTCATCGGTCTACATTGAGGCGCAGGCAGCTAAAACCGGCCCTGACCGCCCGGCTATCCCGTCGGTCATCATGACGGTATCGTACATGTCCAGTCCGACAATCATCGCGTAAAGGTTTGTCATGGCAACCATTTCCCCGACCCCAAAGTTGCAATTTCTTGACGCTAACGGCGATCCGCTGTCGTATGGTTTGCTATATACCTACATAGCGGGCACCACGACGTCTAAGACGACTTACACGACCGCCGCGCAAACGACCGCTAACACCAATCCAATTTTGCTGGACTCGCGCGGGCAAGCGGATGTGTGGCTGCTTGCTGGCGAGGCGTACAAGTTCACGCTGCAAAATTCATCCGGCGTTTTGCAGTACACGGTGGACCAAATCACCGCTGCGGGAACGATGTCGACGCAAAACGCCAACGCAGTAGCTATTACTGGCGGTACGATCAGTGGCGTGACGATTACAGGCACTATCACTGCGAATGTTATAGGTAACGTCACCGGCAACGTCACCGGCAACCTTACTGGCAACGTCACCGGCAACCTTACTGGCAACGTCACCGCCGGGACAGTTGTGGCTGATTCCTACAACGGCGGTCAGCTTGCGGGTTTGCGCAACAAGATCATCAACGGCAATTTTAATATTTGGCAGCGGGGCACAAGTTTTGCTGGCCAAACTCCAACAGCTTCTTCGGCTACAACTGTATATGCTGATCGCTGGCGCGTGCTGGGGCAAGGTACTACTGCCGTATTGACGATTGCGCGAAGCGCTGACGTGCCAAATAATCAAACTTTATACAGTAACAGCATTGAAGTAACGACAGCAGACGTAACTGTAAATTCGGCAGACTACTATTATTTTTACCAGCCAATTGAAGGTTTTAACATCCGCGATTTATACGGCAAAACTTTTACGTTGTCATTTTGGGTCAAATCATCTAAAACAGGCACTCATTGCGTATCGCTACGCGCCACTTCTAATAGTCCAATTTATATAGCGCAATACACAGTAAATGTAGCTGACACTTGGGAGTTTAAAACTATTACGGTTGTCGATGGACTGCCTGGCGGTACAGGTTCATGGACTTGGGATTCGGGCATGGGTCTTCGGGTTGGCTGGGTGTTGCAAGCTGGGTCAACTTATAACGCCGGCACCGCTAATTCTTGGTATTCATCGGCTTTTGACTATGCGACGTCCGACCAAGTCAATGTCTTTGATACGGTTGGCAACACGTTTAAGTTGGCAAACGTGCAACTGGAAGTTGGCACAGTAGACACGCCGTTTGAACACCGCACATCTGGGCTAGAACTTAGTTTGTGCCAGCGGTACTACGAAAAATCATTTGTCTACGCAACCGCTCCGGCACAAAATGTGGGGTCATCTTTGGGCGCGGCGTACGCAACTGGCCAAGTCAACAATCAGACGTTTTCTACTTTGGTTGGGTTTTGCGTTACCAAACGAGCCGCGCCAACCATCACTACCTATGCGCCTGACGCGGCGACGGCTAACTGGTCGACCAACACCACCACGCCGACTGCGGCAACTGCTAACATTGGTGAAAGTTCGTTTGCGCTTGCAGGCACCACAAGCGTGACTGCGGGCAATAGCTACTCTATCCACTGGGCAGCCAGCGCGGAGTTAACATGATGTATCAGCTTACTCAATCACCCGACGTCATTCGCCGCCTGTCGGACGGCGCTTGGATTCCTGTCGCGCCAGACAACGCTGACTATGAGGCGTATCTGAAGTGGCTGGCCGAAGGCAACACGCCGCTGCCGGCTGAGAGCTGACATGCCCATCAACGCCAAGACGCTTGTCGAGTCGGTTGCGGTCAATTCGACGCTCACGACGCACTACACGGTGCCGGTCACGGCTACTATTGTGGATAAATGCACTGCGATCAATCACGACTTAGTGCCGCGCACTATCTCGGTTTTTTTGATGCCCGCAGGCGTGCCGGCGGCCAACAGCAACTTGGTTGTCAAAGACAAGAGTCTTCAGCCGTCTGAAGCGTATACGTTCCCAGAAATTGCTGGGCACATACTGAACACGGGCGACGCCATTGCTACGCTGTGCAGCGCGAGCGCGGTAGTTAATTTTCGAGTTAGCGGTAGAGAGATCAGCTAGGAGAACAAAGTGGCCACAATGACCGCCGACGAACTTAAACAAAGACTAGCTAGGGCTGGATTTGTTTACGATCCTTCGCCTACAACGACAAGAGTTGATGAATATGGCGGCTTCCGATATGCTCCTGATGAAACCGGCGCTATACGTGAGGTGACTGAACCAAAATTTCTTTTTCGTCATTTGTTGAGCGGAGAACATTTTACTACCGATGAAATTATCCCGTATGTTCAAGTTGAACAGCAGTCACTTTACGGCAAACCAAGATACGAGCTTGTGCAAGCTATAGAAAATATAGCTAAGCAGTCTGCTGCAACGCCGTTTGGACCAAATACTATAAATGTGTCTGAAGCGCAAGAAGCGCAGATACTTAACCAAACCATCGAGATGCAACGGGCGTACGACGCTAGTAGAAATCGCGGTGGCTTCGGTGGGTTCTTGGGCGATTTGGTTGGCGGTATCAACGAAGTTGTTACCGCTATTACTGATCCAGTAGCCAACGCGCTTGGCGTGCATCCCGACGTTGTGAAAGTGGCTGCGGCGGCGCTCGGCATGTATTACGCGCCTGGCGTGGGGGCTGCGGACGCAGCGGGCGCTGCGGTGTCGGACGCTGCGGCGGCGGAGATGATCGCGGCCTACGGTGCGGATGCCTTGACGGCTGCTGGGCAAATGGAAGCGGCGGCAGCGCTTGCCTCGGCTGCGCCGGCTGCGGCTGCGGCTGCGCCCGCCGCTACCGCGTTCCCGGTTGCTACCTCGCCGCTAGCGACGATGGGTGCAGCGACGCCGTTGACTGCGGCTGACATTGCGGCACTTGGGGCCGAGAGTCTTGCGGTTCCCGCCACCAACGCGCTTGCACCTGCGGCTGCGACTGCGGCTGCTGCTGGAGCGAATGCTTTGTCAGCGGCAGATCTTGCTGCCCTCGATGCGGGCCTTGGAGGTGTTAGCACGGGTTCAAACGCACTAGCTACCGGCACCCTTGCAGGCTACGGCGGCGCAGGTGATGTGTTGAACACCGCAACCGGCGGGGTGCTTACCGGCGCTGATGCAGCCACTGGATTGGGCGCTGCTGCCGCTGGCGCCGGTGCTGGTGCTGGTGCTGGTGCTGGTGCTGGTGCTGGTGCTGGTGCGGGCACCATCGCAGGCTACGGCGGCGCTGGCGATGTGCTAGACCCCGTAACTGGCTCCGTTATTAGCGGCGCGGACGCTGCGACGATTACAAACGCTGGCTTTAATCTCAGCGATTTTGCCAAACTTGCCAAAGATTACGGCGTACCGCTGTCCGCGCTGGTGAGCGCCGTTACCGGCTCTCAAGCCGCCACCAATGCCGCCGAGATCCAAGCGCAGTCAGCCCGTGAGGCGCGGGCGCTTGCAGAGAAGATCTTCAACGAGCAGAAGGCGCTGCAAGAGCCTTACCGCGCAGCCGGCATCACGGCGCAGAATCAGCTCCTTAACCTGCTTGGACTGTCGGGCAACACGGCGGCTGCCGAATACGGCAAGTTCGCACGTCCGTTCGGCATGTCAGACTTCCAAGCTGACCCCGGCTATGCGTTCCGGCTGAGCGAGGGCATGAAGGCGCTGGAGGCCAGCCGCGCCGCGAGGGGCGGTCTGTTGTCCGGCGCTACCGGCAAGGCGTTGCAGCGCTACGGTCAAGAGATGGGCTCGCAAGAGTACGGCAACGCATTCAATCGGTTCCAAACCGAGCGCGCCAATCGACTGAACCCGCTGTCGGGCCTGATGACGCTGGGCCAAGCGGCGGCGTCTAATCAAGGAGCTGCTGCGGGTGCGTTTGGGCAGACCGCAGGCAACCTGACGACCGACATCGGCGCAGCGCAAGCAGCCGGCGGTATCGGTTCGGCCAACGCCATCACTAACGCGATGAACCAGCTTGCGCGGTATAGTGCTGGGCAGAATCTGGCCAACCAGATCCGGTCGTCCGTTTACGTTTAAGGACACATCATGCCAATTCAACCCGGACTCGCGCTACAGGTTAAGGGTCTTGAGCTGCCCGATCCGCTGGCAATGCAAGCGCAGGCCACGCAGATCCAGAACGCCCTCCAGCAGCAGCGCATGGGCGAGATGCAGATCCAGAACGCCATGCGCGAGCAGCGCCGCACGCAAGAACTTGAAAGCCTTATGGCGGGTTTCTCGCCGGAAGCGCCTGCGCCTGAAGTCGCCCGCAAGTTACAAGAACGGGGCTTCTTCCAGCAGGCCGGCCAGACGCTTCAGCAAGCTGCTCTGCGCGACAAAACTGCCCGCGAGGCGCAGGCAGCGCGGTTTACTGAAATAAAAACAAAGGCTGAACTAGCAGGCCGCATCTTCTCGGGCGTGTCCGACCAAGGCTCGTACACCGCCGCCCGGACGCGTGCGATCCAACAAGGTCTTGCGACCGCCGATGAAATCCCCGAAGCCTACGACAAGGCTGCTGTCGACCGGATTGTGCGCAACGCGATCGATGTACCGAAAGCGCTTGAGCTACAGAACAAAGAACGCTTGGCCGCAGCCCAAGAGGCGACTGCCAAAGCCGCCGGCGTACGAGGCGAAGCGGCAATGATCTCGGCGCGTGCGGCGCAAGAGCGTGCAGGGCAAGAGCGGGTGCCGGCCAGCATACGCGAGTTTCGCGCAGCGCAAGCAATGCCGGAAGAAGAGCGCACGGCGTTTTACGCTGCTAAACAAGCTGGCCGTCCGTCGACTACGGTCAATATTGACAGAGGCGAACAGGCTGAGACGGTGGAGCGCGGCAAGGGGTATGTAGCGCATGAAACAGCCGTTCGAAATGCGGCCGCAGCGGCACGTAAATCACTAGTTGGCATTGAGTCTGCACAAGACGTTTTGAGCAAGGGTTTTGAAACGGGTTTTGGCAAAGAAACTTTGGCAAAAGGCGCGTCTGTGCTGGCGGCGCTTGGCGTTGACAAAGCAGAAAAGTTTGCTACTGACGCGCAAAAGTTCTTGCAGGCTGCAACCGAACGGGTGCTGGCGGCTCAGCTTGAACAGAAAGGCGTACAGACCAACCAAGACGCACAGCGTATTGAGCAAGCCGGCGCGCGTATGGGTAACACCAAAACCGCTAACGAATTCATTCTTGATGTGGCTCGCGCTCAAGCTGAGCGCGCGATCGCCCAAGACAAGTTTTACCGTGACTGGCTGCGCGACCCGGAAAACAAAAATTCGTTGCGCGGCGCTGAAGATGCTTGGTTGAACGGCGAAGGCGGCGAATCAATCTTTAAAAGTAAGCGATTGGCAAAGTACGGCATTCTTGAAGCGGAGCGCGCTCAATCCACACCTCCGCCTCCAGGTCCAGTTACGGGCGGGCGATCAGCTACGCCGCGCGGGTCTGCAACAATGTCGGAAGTCCCCGCGTTTCGCACTGTGCACGAAGCTGAAGCGGCAAATCTGCCCAAAGGCACACGGATTACTGTCGGCGGTAGGCCAGCAGAGGTGAACTAATCATGGGCATCAGATTCCTCGATGAACAGCCGCAGCCGAGCAAGATTCGCTTCTTAGATGAACCCGCGCCGTCTGCCGCGCGTCTGTCCACCGCTGAAGCGATTCCTTTCATTTCGCCCGAAGCGCGTGCGTCCATTGCGCAGGCCGAACGCAACATACGCGGAGGTATTGTAGAAGGGCTGGGCAGCATCGGCTCTACGGTCATGCGCCCGTTTGAAAGCGCAGCCGAGAACGCGCGTAGGCGCGCGCTGATCCAACAGTTTTCTACCGAAGTGCTAGGCGCTGAGCCAGGCGCCACAGGGCGCACAGTTGGCCGCGTAGGCACTCAGATCGCAGGCACTGCCGGCGTAGGGCCGGCGTTGGGGCTAGGCGCCGCGCGAGCCGGTTTGCCAGGTTTGGCAAGAGCGCTTGAGACTGGCGGTTTTGTTGGCCCGTCGCTCCCCGCTCGCATAGGCGCGGGCGCTGCCGTAGGTGGCGGTGCTGCGGCTATGACCGGCGAAGACATCGAAACGGGGGCTGGCATTGGTGCCGTTGCCGGGCCTGCGTTAAGCGGTCTTATTAAGGCAGGTGCAAGAGGTACCGGCGCCGCGATGGATGTGCTTGGCATGGGGCTGCCCCAACGCCGCGCAGTCAACGTGCTGCGCGAAGCGATTGGCGAACAAAACATGCCAAACGCTATCGCGGCGCTTCGCGCAGCCGGCACCGGGATCCCTGACGAGGCGCTTATTGGCGTGTCGCGCCCCGCGTTTATTTCGCTGGTCGATCTTGCAGCAAAGAAAGACCCAGACAACACCGTCAACGCGCTACGGCGTTTGCAAGGTGAAGACCAACTTAATGAGCTTGCGCGGATCGCTGGCGGC